ATGATCTGTCCTGTAGATGCATAAGCACCCATTGCTGCAATGACTCCGATCATTGCTGCCCAACCATTAATGCGTTCTGCGTTTTCGTTCATGAGTTTTCTCCAAGTGTAAGATAAAATTTAGTTTGGTCTGATGGTGAGTTCTCATAGATGGAACTATCACCATACTCTTTGTGGTCTTTGTATCCAACCATACGACCTTTCGTATTTTGGATAGCTCCCATCATAGCAATGATGAGAAAGATTGCTGGTGGTCCTATGATAAGAGCACCACCAATCACATAGTACGTGAGGAGTTCAATCATTAGAATCCGAACGCACCAAAAAAGAATACGCTACCACTGAAAGCATAAGAGACAACAGCAGCAACAAATCCAACCATAGCAGTCCGTCCATTCAGTTTCTCTGCTTTCTCTGCATATGACTCATACCCATAACGCTGTGCGTCAGTCTCAGAGATATACATTCTTGGTTCAGTGGCGTACATGTTTGTACGTCCACCGTCTTCAGTTGTTACAGTCATGATACGTTTCGCAATGAATCTTTACATAGTATATAGTAAACGTAAAGTTTTGTCAATACCTATATTCGCTAATTTTATCTAATACCTTTGATAAGTACTGATGACCTTTCCATTTCTCACCACTAGAAATTTTCTCTTCATCTAACTGGTGTTTCAGAATATAGATATGCGATAACAATTCGTTCTTATCAAGACTTCCTTTTGGCATATTAAATTTAACGTGTTACTTACTAATTATACGTACTTTGCCCAACCTGTCGCAATATACTTGGTTTTTGTGTTAGAAACCTGACTTCTATGGATATGAGTAAAGAACGCAGGCCAAACACATAACTTACCAGCCTTAGCTATTATAACAGCATCTTGATTTAAAAACTCAGTTCCACCATCGTCAACATCATTCAGATAAATCATCCAAGCAAGGATTCTCTTCATCCCTATGGAATCATATCCTGATGATTCACAGTGCCATTGTTTGAATCCCTCTCCTGGATTATATTTCTGCAAATTATACGAACTATCTACATCCCACGGAGTGTCAATAGCATTGATGCCTATACAAAAATCCATGTACTCACGGGCTCCCAAAGACACTGCTTTTCCAATGATAAGATCGGCAATACTCTCATCATGAAAATCCATTCTCAAATCGGTACTAGATTTAATATCAGATACTATCTCATTGCCAGCAACCTTTCCTAAGGTATGTTCATTACTATTTTTTTCAAAAAAATCCAGTACCTTCAGACAATCTTCTGTAGATAAAGCACCTTCTTTTTGATATACAAAATTCATTTATTAATCTGATTATCTAACTGAGATTCCATCCTAGCCACATGCACAACCAATTCCATATGTTGGCTCTCCATAATTTGTAGTTGATGCTGAAGTTTTTCTATCATATCATAAAGATTTTCATGAGTACAATCAATTTGTGACTTGTCTTTAGGAATCGTATATCCCTTATCAGTATTTGAATAAAACCATTTAGCAAGTTTTTTGACTTTCTTTTTCATTTGATTACTCAGTCTAATTGGTAACAAGTTGATCGAGCTAGTTCTGGATTCTTTTTGAGTGTTCTAAACACATGACCATGCACGTCTGCTTCCAAAGTAAGGTGTGCTTTAGTATGCACGAACTGAATCATGAATAACATTCCAACAAACGTAAGGTTTAGGTAAGTAACTGGATGATTAAAACCTTTCCATAGAAATTTAATCACTGGTGTGTTCATTACAAATACATCAATAGTATATATTACTGGGCATTAAAAAGGGACTCTCGTCAGAGTCCCCAAACATCTAGATGTTTATTTTATCTGGAAGATCAGAAGTTGTACTTCAATCCCACCTTACCGCCGTATCCACGGTCGAGATCTTCGTCACCAGAACCGACAAAGGAGACTTCACCATATGCACCCAGTGCATCGGTAACAGCGAACCCAAGACCTGCCTTACCAGAAGGAACGGTGTCGCTCTCGCCGCCGTCAGGGGAGACTACAGTAGCACCGCCTTGGACGTAGTATGATGCAGACTCACCCAGTGCGCCTTCGTAGCCCACGTGAAGGTCAGTAGCGGCACCGTTGTAGTTGGATCCAGTCCAACCAGCATTGGTTTCTACGTTAACGTAGGGACCTGCAAGGGCAGCACCAGCAGAAGCGAACAGAGCAGCGGAGGCTGCGAATACAGATTTAAACATTTAAGAATACCTTTAGTTACTTGCGGAATGGTTACCCGCAGATGAATAGAGACATCGACTTGTCTCGTTGTTAAGTATACAACTGGCACAGTGCCAATTGTTACAACCCGTAATAAAACAGGTTGGTTCAGTATTTATACTACCTTAGATTTTGAAGTTTGTCAAGCGCGAGATTAGGCAGTGTCCCTATCTCGTCCTGCAACACGTCCAAGGTAAGGATCATACTCAGTGATCTTATCGATAGTTAGATCACTGCCACGGGTCTCCCAGAGGTTCCTGAGACCGTCATGAGATCCTCTATGGAAGATCTCAATATGTTCTGGATGAATGGAAGATCCCAATTCGATCTTATACAAAAAGATAGGAGCAGCATATGAAACTCCAGAGTTGTAGATAAGATCGTCTGCAACTGGACGAGGCTTTACACCGTTGTCCAGTTTATATTTTTCACCACGACAATGGTGATCAATGATTTTCTTAGCATGATGTCTAGTTATGGCATAACATGCAGTAGAGAAGTCATTGACAAATCTACGATGAATATTGACATGCAATTCACCAGGACAAATGATTGCTACCTGGCAAACATCCCAATCGTATGGAATCCTAGAGATGAATTGTCTCCAGGTGAATGTCCAATACCTAGCAGTACTAATGTCACAATCATCTTCCATGATGATTGCGTAAGGTTCATCAGTTTCCTCATAGAAATGTTTGATAGCTTGAAGGTGAGATGTGACGCATCCAATCTCACCAGGACTCATGTTATCAGGATATCTGCCTTGGATAATATCACTGAGATCGTCACCAATCTCAGGTCTACCATCGTAAGCAGAGACTCTAGTATAGTCTTTGATCTCCCAATAGTCAAGTTGTTCTTGCATCCACTCCCAGCGTTCTGGTTGACCATCAAGATTGATGACATAGAGAGGACCAAACCCCTTCAATTTATAAGTAGATTTATTCTTGTCCATTGGGATCTAAATCAAAAAAGAATACTTGTGTTAGTCTGCTAGTTTCAAGAGTAGTTCCAAATCCAGGAACTATACTCCTATGATACAACGATTTGCCTCGATATGCAACCAGCCTATTGTAGACATTACCTATCGCGAGATTCATTTCCCACTCATCATCATTGTCCCTATGAAAAATTCCTGTCCCCGAGTCCACATCAGGATGGGGAGTAAGGTAAAGAACAGCTGCCCATTTGGTACACTCATCTCTATGTACCCAGGTTTCTGTTTTCTCTTCACAAGATTGAACACGGAATGAATCATTATCCCAGGTCCATATGATCTTGGTGCCAAAAATCTTTTGAAATTTAGCATCAACCTCATCAAATAAGTCCCCAGCAAGAGCTGCAGTACTCCTACGTCCAGGAACATTAGGAATACGAGAGTAGTCCAAAGTGAGTGCTGTTTGTCTAATCAGATCTGGTTGATCCAAAAAGTTATCAATAACGATTAAGTTTTTATCCATCCTGCCGCATAAAGATCTGAGGTATCCTTATCTTTATAGTCTGGTCCAAACCACATTTCAGGTGCAACAACTGCACCTCTATTATTCTGGAGGTATGCTCCCCACCAAGATAAAGATGAGTTGGCAATGATTGCACCAGAACATAGACTCATGATGCAAAGGTCCACGAAAGGTTCCCAGGATCCATCTGAATACTTGTCTTGAGGTTCAGAGACTAAGAACCTATCATGAGAAAAGAACTCCTGTTCCTTGACCCATTCTGGAGAGTCTGAACAGACAACAACAGGTTGATCATCATCAAAATACTTCAGAGCTTTCTCGTAATAGGAAATCGGTTGTGGGGGATGTTGCGACGAACATTGTGTGTACGACCACTTAAATCCCCTAGCATCGACAAGGTTAGGATCCCCCCTACGAACATGAAGAAAGAGAGGTGCTTGATCCAGCGAATCGACCATCTCTTTGCAGGGATCCAGGATTGAATCATGGAAAGTAAAATCTCTTAGAATCTCATCCTTAATGTTGGCGAAGTATTTCTCCGACTGAAAGAATCCAAATAAACTAACGTCATTCGGACACATTCTATGCAGTTCTTCGTCGAAGTGGAAATGTTTTTCAACAACTACTGGAGCATGTCCACGATCAAGAACATGTAGGTTGGAGGAACCAACCGATTCCAACTTGAATGCTCTACCGAGACTATAGTTATCAACACGTTTTGCATCATGTGGAGGAATACCGAATTGGTATCCTCTCATTGCAGCAATACCTCTGACTGCTGCATACTGGAACATCTGGTTACCCAGTCTTCCTAAGTTTCCAAGTTGATTAAAGGCTAGCATTGAGTTCTTCTCCCCGACGTTTAATGTAATCTAATTTTGAATAATATTGAGTCAAACTGTCTTTACTTTGTGTACGAATCCAGTTCCATAGTCGATCATTATCTTGAAACTTAGGATTGTGGTAGTGTGAGTTGAACGTTCTACCATGTTCAAAATGATAGATGTCATCAATGACTCTGCCTACTTTGAACCCAAAAAGATTGAGTCGATAATAGAACTCACAGTCTTCAGCACCCCAAGAAATAAACTCTTCGTTCCACATACCAGCGGAAACCTGTGCAGCTTTTGTAATCATCTGACCCCATCCAATAGAAGAAGGGATACGTTGTTTGTTACTATCAAGAACACTCAGATCAAAATCTGTTCCATCGTGAGAGGAAAGAAACTTATCTAACAACTTGTCGGAATAGTTTACAGCCCACTGATAGATCCCGCATCCAAAAGGATAAACAACATCAGATCCTTCTTGTGTAATTCCTTGATAGGCAAGTTCATGACTATTTTTTGGTAGGACTACATCAACATCATGATTATAGATGATTGGAGTTTCAGCTGCTACACATAGATCATTTAGAATTCTAGTCTTATGGAAGAATTTTTCATCACTCTTCTCAAAACTATGTTTCAGTTGACCGATGTCACCAACGTACTTCTTGATTTGAGGAAGAGCGAACTCAATAAATTGTGATTTGGTATCAACTTCTTTAATTAAAACTTTGGCCTCAGGAAAGTTCTTGAGTAGATACGATACTGATGTAATTACGTTACGAAGACGGTCATCAGATTCGATTCTACAAGGCAATAGATAACTTAAATCTTTCATTCGGGAGTCACAGGTGTTGGATCATTATGAAGTTTGACCCATCTCTTTGGGATCATATCCTTCATATCGTAGTGGGCATATGCAGATCCAAACCAGGGATCGGGTACAACTACCTTTCCTGTGTTGTTCTGCAACCATGCTCCCCACCAAGACAGAGATGAGTTGGCGATGATTGCCCCTCCACAAAGACTCATTAAACAGAGATCAATGTATGGCACAGAAGCACCATCACCAAACTCTTCGTAGGATGAATCTGAGAAGTGGAAGCGATCACCTTGTAACCATGGTTGTTCTTTACACCAGTCAATGGTATCAGATACGACAATAATATTTTTATCTTCTGGAAACTCTTTCAAAGCTTCGAGATAATATTCTTCCTTACACAATGGATGATATTCTTGTACCATTTGATAAGACCATTTCTCACCTCTCCTTCCAGTAAGATTCGGAGAACCTCTACGAACATGTAGAAAAATACATCCCTCACGTCCACCAAGAGAATCAATATAATCTTGGCAAGGTGTTAGGTAAGATTCCTTAAAAGTAAAATCTTCGCGAATGGAAGCAGTGATCTTCTCAAAGTATCGCTCTGTCTGAAAGTTACCAGAGAAGTCTGAATCATCGGAACATTCATTAAAAATTTGTTCATTGAAATGCATGTCACGATATTCTACCCTATTGGCAATAAAATACTCTCCAATATTTTTTTCCAGATCACAATTAGTCAGTTCAAAACAATCGAATAGACCATAGTTGTCTAGTCGATCTGCATCTGGTCCAGGAACAAACCACTCAAATCCCCTATTGTCTGCAACTCCGCGAACAAAAGCGTACTGAAACATCTGGTTACCCAGCCGACCTTCATTACCGAGTCCCTTAAATGTAATAGCCATTTCACTTACTCCAATCTAAAGTTTCCCAACGTGCAGGAACGATCATAGAAGTATCTAGGTGAGTCATAGAAGACCCAAACCACTTCTCTGGATTAGGAGCAACAATTTTTCCACGATCATTCTGCAACCAAGCTCCCCACCAACTGAAAGAACTATTTGCAATGATGCCACCAGAACAAAGACTCATCAAACACAGATCAACCTGTGGGAGAAGAGTATTCTGCATCTTACCAGTACCATCAATAGTCTGATACGGATACCTTTCATTGTTTTCATTGAACATGAATCGATCATCACTAAAGAATGACTGTTGTTTGCACCAGCCAATATCATCAGTGAATACAAAACATGGAGTATCTTTAGGGAAGTGAGTTAACGCTTCCTCATAATAACTGATCGGAAGAATAGGATGGAACTCTTCCCTGCCGATGTTATCTGCCTGTCGGACATGTATAAAAATGGGATCACAGTCAAAAGAGTTAACCAACTCATTACAAGGATCCAAATAATCCGAGCGGAAAGTGAAGTCCTCATGAATATTATCTACTATATGTAAGAAGTAATCTTCACACTGTAAATATGCATCGATATTTACATTATCTTTCGTATAATATAATTTATCATCGAAAGCATGTGTGGACTCCCCTACGTTAGGAAAGTTAGTAATTCCAAAATTCTCTGGTTTACAATGAACCATTTCAAAGGTCTCAAACAAACCATAATTATCCCGATGATTAGTATCATCAGGAGGAATCATCCAATCATATCCATTATAAGCAGCAATGCCTCGCAAGGAGGCATACTGAAACATCTGGTTACCTAGTCTTCCATTACTTCCTAGGCGATTATAACTAATGGTCAAAGGTCAATCCTCCAAAACGGTTCGTGAATTTCTGCAGGGTTCTTAACAAAGATTATACTGTCTCCATAAAGATCAATCAGTTCATCTTCATGTTGCTCAATTAGATCTTCAATCTCCTGAACATAAACAGTATACCCATCTTTCAACAAATCTTCAACCAGCAAGAATCGGGGACTCTCTACTGTCATATCAGATCCTTTCTTAAATGCAATACTCTCAATGAAGAAGGGGAGATTGTTTACATTTTGTTCAATGCAATATCGCTTGATGAAGTTGGAGTGTGCATCATTAAACTCGTCAGTTACATCAGGAAGATTATACTCAAGACCAACAGTCTTAGCGTAGTGTCCCAATGCACGATTATCTCGGGGCAAACAAGGACCACCAAAGCCTAATCCATAACCTAGATATTTACTTCCAACTCTAGTATCATCTCCGACAGCAGTAAGAACATTATCAATCTCATCTCCACAACCAGAGTTGTAAAGAATTTGACCCATCATATTTGCGTAACTAATCTTATATGTAAGGAAACAATTCACACCAATTTTAGTGATCTCTGCAGCCTTACGAGACATTGGATAGAAATGAACATCACTATCCTGAATGTCCTCATAGATCATTTGAATCTCACCAAATCCTCTAGAGTCATCTCCTCCACAGAGAATCATATCAGCACCTTTCATATCACGAATGATAGTTCCTTGTGCAATAAACTCTGGATTATAATACACAGAGATGCCACGATCTTTAAGACGATCCTGGACCGTATCACTGTACCCAGGATTAACTGTAGACCCAATAACAAAAACTTTATCTTGCAAGTCAGGAGATTTTAGCAGATCCTCCACAACCATATCCACACACTGACAATCATAACTGCCGTCTGAAAGAGAAGGAGTGGGGACAAATGTAAAGATAAGATCTGATGAACGAATAACTTCTTGGTTATTGACCGTAGCCTGAAAATTTTCAGCTCTCATTAAAAGATCTTCAACTTCAGGTTCGTTACTAAAAATTTCACGACTGTTCAGTTGAGTGACGTATTTTGATTGCACGTCAGAAACAATGACAGAATGTCCACTCTCTTCACAAAGAAGAGCGAAGCAGATTCCTAGACGACCTGCACCAATGACACCGATTCTCATTTCTTGTTAACCAAATTAAATGTAGGGATGGGAAGCATTTTATGCTTGTTTTTGCAGTTGAAGTCATGGAGAATACGAACTGCTGGACCATTGCCATATTCCATGGCATGTTCTAAGTCTGCATAAGATGCACCAATCTGGTCCTCATCAGTGCGTCCATCGTCCCATAAACCATCAGTAGGTTTTGCGTTGACAATCTCAGGAATTACTCCATTAAATTGTCCAAGTTCTCTTACTTCTGTTTTATAAAGATCAGCAATCGGAGCAATATCAACGCCACCGTCACCATACTTAGTATAAAAACCAACTCCATAGTCTTCTACTTTGTTACCAGTACCAACAACGATACCATCTACAGATGCAGCAACCTGGTATAGAGTAATCATGCGGAGTCGTGATCGACTGTTAGCACCTGCCATCTTATTAACAGAGTACTCCATACCAAATTCATTACCAATAGTCTCAATAAACTTTCCAAACACTTCCGAAAGATCAGCTTTCAGAACTGTTACATTATGATAGTTATTTTTCAACCATAAAAGATGAGCATCAGATAATGTTTCCTGTTCACTATTTTGGTTGATTGGCATACCAACTGCATAGACTGGAAGACCAGTCTTTGCTGCAAGGGTAGAGGAGACTGCGGAATCAATACCACCAGATACTCCGACTACCAAAGATTTGATATTGCTTGAACTACAATAATCACACATCCATGCGACGATATCGCATGTAAGTTTCATATAATCAGGGATTCGATTCATCTTTTTTTGTAGCTAGAATAACAGTGTTTTCGTAGTCTCTACCAACGTCGAAGGTAAAAGTTTCCTTCATCTTGTCGATGAAGTCATTATAGTGGAAATCATTAAAGTTGACAAGATTGTAGATAAGATAAGCAAACTTAGTATTGGTAACCAACTTGTCATAGTATTCCATTTGGACTTCAAGACTGCACTCAGACAAAGCATAATTGCTGATGAAGAGATCAATGTCCGCAATCTCTTCATACTCAGTACATGGAATGCATTTTACTTTGTCTTTGAGATCAGGAAACTGATCGATGTACTTTCTTTGTAGAGCACTAACCTCTGGAAGGTCAATCAGAATGTACTCATCGAACTCACAAACAGTGCTGAGAACTTTACATAGTCCACCATACCCTCCACCAACTTCAACAATACGATTGATAGGCGCATCATTAATCAGAAAAGCCATCTCAAATGTATTCTTAATATACCTTAGAGTGGTGGGTGAGATCTGACCATCAATACCAGGATAAACATGTTTGTTTGGGGAACCATACTTATCATTTTCTCGGAATCCCTCAAGGTTTTCCTCAAGAGCTTCCTCATTCATCTCACGAGCCATATTCAAATATGACTGTCCCTGTTCCTTAAGAACATGTTCTAAAATTGTTGTATATTCAGGGTTGGATTTGAATACTTCAAAAGAAGAATCATCTTCTACTGCTTCAACACAAGCACGTAGATACTCATCTGCAATTTGATCTTCGGCTTCCCAACCGTTTCTATTTACTGTGGTTGTCATACTGTTACAGCTCTTTGATTTCTAAGGGGATCTAATTGGTTTAAGTAGTTCGCATACATATAGTCTTCTGCAACTCGCATCTCTGTAGCGATTTTGAAGTTCTCTGCGATGGCATCTTTCTTCGATAGGTAGTATTCCTGAGTCAACTTGTCCCAAGGAATATTTTCCCAAGGATTTTCCTGATCGAGAAAGATTATTCCTTCATGATTGAAATACTGTGCAACTCCCGCTGTGCCATAATACACAGGAATAGTTCCACAAGCAAAACAATCAGTCAGTTTCTCTGTAAAGTACGTTGGATAGTTTGCATTCTCCACAGCAAAAGAAAACAAGTAGTCTGCAAGTGCTCTAGATTTTTCTTTAAGTGGAAGTTCCTGTGGAAGTCCCCAACCAAAAAGATCGTCGCCACCATACTTATTAAAGTATTCTTGAACTACTTTGAGACGACGTTGATGTCCCAGAGTATATCCCTTATTAGATGCAACCATTGAAACTAGTTTGCACTTATCATAGATCTGTCTATCCATAATCCAAGGAGCGGCATTAGAAAGACAGTAAAGAAATTTACCTTCTGGACCAGACTCCTCAGTAAGTCTTTGATCACAAGTAAAAATACCATCTACCCGACTAGCAACAAAATCGTAGTTGTCTTCGATAAATTTATACTGATCGGGAATGATTTCTCTAGACTCAAGCAACCAAATAAACTTAGGAAGATCACTAGTATCTTCTAAGACTTCTAAAGCTCTATGGTTGACATACAGATTGCAGAGTCCAGATCCATCACGAACCCAGCGGGTATAGACAGATCTGTTGTTTGCAGATGTAGAGGGTTCCAAATCATCATTACAAATTAAATTGATTGGAAACTTTTGATCTGGAGACAGGACTGTAGTATCAGTATTACCTAATCCATTATCTCTCGTTAGTGATTTCTTAAATCCGTTACTCATGGCAATGCTTCATTTCTCTATAGACTTTTTCAATACCTTCTTTGATACTAGTTTTTGGTTTCCACCACTTAGTAATAAAGGTATCTGCCTGGTTGCGAGCATCTTTCTGAACAGTGTCCTTCGACTCTGCAGGAATGACTTGTACTTCTCTACCATCAGCACCAAATAGATCTTGAATAATCTTTCCGATTTCCAAAATACTTGTACTAATAAAAGAAGTAATATGAAGAGGGTCAGTAGAGGTGAAGTCATCGTAATTTTCCATGACTGCCTCAAGAGCTTCACAGCAATCTTCTGCGTAGAGAAACTCTCGTTGTTCTGTACCATCTGTCATCATATCAATGACACCATTCCTAAATCCCTTATCGATAAAGTCTGTAATGACATGAGCTTTTTCCATGTCATTTTCAATACCATATACGTTCCAGAATTTAACAATCTTGCCACCCAGGGACTCAGTATATAGTTCACCAACTCTCTTCATAACTCCGTAAGGAGAGTAACTCATACTACTCATCTGAGATGAAGCAAATACGAGAGGAACCTTATACTTCTCAATATATTGGAAAGCATTACACATCATCCTTGAATTGTTATCAAGGAACTTAAATGTATGTTGATACTTTTTCAGATAGTGAGATCCACCAACATCGAATGCAAGAAAGAAACAAAAATCTGTATCTTTCAATACATCCTGCAAGCAGACATTAGGAATACGAGTCATATCCTGATAGTCTGCATTGACTTTATCAAACTCAATTACATCATGTCCTTTGACCTTCAAATACTGAGTCAAATATGCACCGATCTGACCCGAAGATCCCAAAATAGTAATTTTCATTCCCAACCAACAGTATGCTTAGATCCAAAGTTTACTAGTCCAGTTCCACTCATATGTCCAACTTCAGTTACATCAATCGTAGGATCTTCAATTGCATCCCACATATCCTGAACTTCAGGCCAACCAGGACCAATATCATCTAGAAGAATGATACCTTTCCATCCTTTGTCGTTCAGGAACTCCATCATCTCAACTTCTTGAACACCATCATGTGGATCAACATCAATCATAATGATGGAGATCTCATCATAGTTTAGAGTTTCATCTTCACGGAAGTCTTGAATCTTAAATTCAATGTTGTCCTTCACGATTTTAGATGCGCCTTGCTCAACCAGATCATAACTAATGACACGGTTGTTTTCGTTATAGGAAAGTGCAAGGGCAGATCCACCGACGCGAGTACCTACATCAAGGATAACAGAATCATTGAAACAGGTAGAGAGATATGCATAGAGACGATATTCGGACTGACCAGCAGAGAGCCAGTCATTAGCATTCAAAGATATACTTTCAAGTTCAAAGACATCTAGGTTTCTAATCTCAGATTTCTTGAGAACAATTGTAGTGTCAGGTACTTTAGTAATAGTTTCAGACATTGGTCAGTTCACGTTCAGGTAGTTTACGGGTTTGAATTTGAGCAGAGATCCACTCATAAGTTTTGCGGATTCCTTCCTCAAGAGTTTGAGAATAATCCCATCCTAGTTTCTCACGAACTAGATCATTATTTGAGTTACGTCCACGAACACCCAAAGGTGCGTCGAGTTTGTGTAACTTTGTCACTACTTTACCAGAAACCTTGGCAGCAGTCTGCACCAGTTCATTAATAGTAACCATCTCTTCAGATCCAATATTAACAGGACCCATAAAGTCACTATCCATCAGTCGTCGAGTTGCTTCAATGCATTCGTCAATGAACAGGAAGGAACGAGTTTGTAAGCCATCTCCCCACACCTCGATGCCTCCACCGACCTCTGGGAGGAGAGCGACTTTACGGCAGATTGCAGCTGGAGCTTTCTCTTTTCCACCGTCCCAGGTCCCCTGGGGACCAAAGATGTTGTGATACCTTGCAACACGAATAGGAATACCATAGTTCCTATTGTAAGCAAAATATACTCTCTCAGAGAAGAGTTTTTCCCATCCATATTCAGAGTCTGGTGCTGCTGGGTATGCAGATTCTTCACGGCAGTCAGGGTTGTTGGGGTCCAATTGATTACGCTCTGGGTACATACATGCAGAAGAGCTGTAGAAAATCTTAGTCTTATTTACTCCAAGAGCATCATTAATTTTCTTTTGTCTATCCAATACATTTAGATTGATACTAGCAGAATTATGCATAATATCTGCGGAGTGTTCATCAGTAAAGATGTAACCAGCACCACCCATATCAGCAGCGAACTGATAGATCTCATCAAAAGAAGTATTATTAACTGAAAGAATACTTTCTACAAGAGTTTGATCCCGAAGATCTCCAGCAACAAATTCATGTGCCATAGTTTCAGAGAACTCTGGATATTTAATATCAACACCTCGGACCCAATAACCTTCTTGGATCAGACGTTTCACCATATGACTTCCAATGAAACCACCAGCACCGAGAACCAATGCTGTTTTTTGTTGCGTCATGTTTTAATAACGTACTGCGTTGTATTTATTATATTATGTCTAGGGGTTTTATGCAACCCCTGACACATACTTAATTGCTAGAGTAAATCTATAGTCTTCTTTGTAAGCAACTGCTTTGTGCAGTATCATTCCATCAAAACATATAGATCTATTTGGTATAGGAGCGACTCCTTGTATAGAAAAGTCCTCATACAAAAATTGGGTCTCTCCACAGAAGGAAGGATCCCAAGGCCTATCGGCAAGATATACTAAAATTGTTTTGCAATTGCCATCTGTATGAAAATTACTATACTCTCTAGGAGCAAAGCAATTAATATACATTCTCATAGATTGATATCCAGTTAGATCTGGATACAATTCTTTGATTCTTATATCCACATGTTTATGGACTTCAGAAGATGGATCAATTTCATGAACCATTGCAGATGGTTTTACTGGTGTTCCAGCGAGATATCCTGTTTGCAGATAAGATTCAGTCTCTCCCCACTTATAATCGGATTCTCTTGAATACTCTATAAGATAGTTGTAAAACTGATCATTAAAAGTATATTCATTTATCTTTAATTTGTTTTCTGTCATTGATCCCAGCAGTATGTACCTCACGCAAACCAATTGATCCTTGATACCAACCAGTAGCAATATACTTATCACCACTTAGCGGAGGGTTGCCTCTATGGAGATGAGTGAATCCTCCAGGCCAGATAAGAACAGTTCCTTTCTTTGGGCGAACTCTTCGCTTCTGATATTGAAACTCAGTTTCACCACCCTCTTTGACATCATTCAAATAAACCATCCAGGCAATGGTTCTGTGTTGAACGTCCCAGTTTAGATTCTCACCATGAAAAAGATGATAACCTTGTGTTGGTTCAGTTTTTTGCACTAGTGTTAATGCACTCACATAATTAAAGTTAGTAAGATATGGATATTCGCTAACATAATCAAAGAGACATTGGTCAACAGATTCCATTAGTTGTTTATTCTCTGCTGGAGAAAATGCACTAAAGCAAACTTGTTGATCCTTCACTTGCATGAAGTTTCTCGGGGCAACATGGCTAGAATTATCCACGTAACGACAGATCCAATTACAAAAATCGGAATCTACCGCTCCTTCATAGAGACCAATAAAATCTTCGTACTTAGGTTTCATTTTCGGGGGGGTTGCAGGCTCGCCACCAATTTTTTTACTGGAAATTGGAAACCAGGCGGGATCAATCCCATCCGCACCAGCAGGCTTAACCCTTATCCTACGGGGATCTAATTACATAATCCCAAGGGTTTATGATAATAGACTGTCGTCGTCCATCAACTGTAAACATTTCATCAACAGCATGTCTGATACCAGGACCAAAGATAACTAATCGATTTTGCAATGGTTTGATGGACGTTCCGTTTTCAAAAAGAAGTTTACCACCAAGAATATTTTCTATCCTTATATAATAAACTAAAGTACATATTGGAAAAGAATTGATACCTTCTTGTTTAAAAAGAATCTCATCTTTATCCATATGCCAACCAAGTTCAGGGTTATTTTGACTCCAAACTTCATAACCAATACATTCTGATAAATCAAAATGTTTTTTTGCTTTATCCAATAAAGGATTTAAACATTCAATATCCTCCTTCGGTTGGAGGTAGTAGTTATGGTAATTAATATTAGCATCAAGAATTTCTTTTACCTGAAGATCAGTTAAAACATCATCTAGAATAAACATATTACCAATGATTAAGAGGGCATGTAGCCCCATTAAAACGAACTTTATTTACCATGAAGCAACCACATTCCTTGCACCTAGAACTTTCAAATTCATAACGATCACAAGATTCACAAATAGAATTACGTAGATCAATCAAATCATCAGATACAAGAAGTCTCCTAGTCTTTGCGAAGGACTTGGCAATATCTAAAGCAGTATTAGATAAATTTCTTGCTTGTTCTGGGATACTAGGGAAGTCGTTACTCATTAAACAAAGGGGTCATTGATCCCGACCAGGGTGATTTTATAGTCATCCCAGGACTAGCTCCACCAGTGCTGTTATAGTCCATCCGTGACTTTAAGATCATGAGGATACAGTGTCCTTTACATAACAAGGAACGCCTTCAGGATCTAACCACTTAGGGTATTCATGATCCTCAATTGCTAGGAGCATCTGATCTCCATTATCAAACAAGTAAATATCAGAATACTTTTTAGTATATTCATTCGCTTTCTGCAACCGAAAATCTGGTTTACCATTCAGTTGAATGTAACCTCTCTGCACAAAACGATAAGGAAATCGTTCGTGAATAACAATAGTTTTTGTTGAAGCAACAGACTTAGGATCTAGATCGTTCATGAAACAGCACAGTTAAGGTCATTAAAAAGACATTCAACTAAAGTTTGATAGTCGTCTTCAAGATCTCCAGAGAAATCTACACCTTCTTTTTCGTAAAATCTACGAACTTTTTTATAGAGTTTTGGATTTTTAACATCGAGATAACAATCGCCATTCGCAGCTGCTGTCAGCATACTAATGTCTTTTTTGAACTTAACTAGAACAGACATGAGTCGGTTAGGTGTACGAGTTAATCTTATCGTATTGGACTGGGATTGTCAAGGAGCTTCTGCTGTCTCTTGGTATAGTTTGAAGTAGTCATCATCCATAGGAGATGCAATCCCTGCTTCGATAGAAGCTTTAATTGCCTCTTCAGAAGGCACCATCATAACATCTTTTCCGTCTGGTGTGAGAATATGAAATGATTCTCCTTTCTCAACTCTATCAAAGATAGAATCAAAATTAGACTCCAATTGTTCCAATGTAATTTTTTCCATCGAAGGGTATAAAATTAAATGTTTACGTCTGTGGGGTCGGAAAGAGAATCTGATTTTTTATTAAATTCATCTAGTTTGGCTTTCGTAGTTTCACGATTCCTCAGATACTCAAGAATTGCTGCAGCGGAAGTAAATTGATACGGATCATCTGCGGAGTTATTCTTTTCTCCAGTTTCTGGAGCTTCTTCAAATTCATGGACAACAACATTATCATTAATGATCAAAGCATGCCTCCACGCTCTTCTACCCATGCCAGTATTGAAGAACTGTATTACTTTTTGTCCTGGAGAAGCAAATTGTTCAAACCTTAAGAGCCAAGCACCGTTTCCATCACACAAGTATTGTTGTTTCTTGATACCCATAGACTTCCACCAGGATTTCATCACCCATGGATCGTTCATAGAACAGCAATAAACTTCGTCAATTCCAAAAGATTTGATTTCATCATAGGCTTCCTCAAACTCTGGTACATGTTTGGTACTACATGTAGGGGTGTAGGCTCCACAAACAAAGTATACTACTACTTTTTTGCCCTTAAATTCATCGTGTACTGGTTTTTTCTTTAGCGTATTTTTTTGCGTTAGATAAAACAATTCAGCATTTGGGACTTGAAACATGATTTTAAATTCTTTAGACGTAAGGTATATATTCAGCCAAGTGGCTTTATAGATTGGAACTGCTCTTTTAGATTATACGACAGTTTATAGTTTTCAGTCAACACATAATATCCAATTATAGACGATCCGTCACACTCAAATCCATATCCTTTCACACACTCTTCCGAATCGTCAATACGAAATTTTTTCTGCCCAGAAAGGTATGAGTGGTATCGTTCGTCTAGATTAATCATTATCGTTCCTCGAAGGTTAATTTACGAACTTTACGTTTGCGTCGTTCTTCCTGGTATTTTAGGTCAGAATTTGTCAGAAAACCCTGACTTTCAGCATAATTTTTACATTTAATAATAATTACACAGTTTAAATCTACCGCCGTGATAGTGTCATCTTTGATCATCATATTGTTTTCGCAACCACAGGCTTGTAGTTTCGATGATGAGATGATTTCTTTATTGCAACAGGTGCATTTTGTATGTAACATTTGTTATGGGAGATACTGGGGTCGAACCAGTGACATCTTCGGTGTAAACGAAGCGCTCTACCTCTGAGCTAATCTCCCAAGGAAACCCACATGGTAGGATCAGAAACATGATGTTCTGAATCCCAATCTGTTTTGTCTTTAGATGTTATCATTATATCATATGAAATAGAAAATCGGAAGTCATTTCCAGTAAATTCTGTAACTCTATGCTCTAATGAAGAAGGGAAAATTAGAAGTTGATTTTCGGTAGGTGAATAGATACGATTTTTTTTATCTATTGTAACTGGTAATTTTTTAAGTACATGATCGGGAGGACACATGAATACAATGTCGCCTCCATTATTTTTATCACATTTTAGATAATAAACTGCACTAATGTGTGCATTTCTATGGTTATGTTGAGCAACTGCTCCGTCAGTATCACAAACAACAGGCCAAGATTTTTGAATATAAATCTTATGTTTCGATACGTCTACACCAATTTCTGTTAAGTATCTAATAACGTGATCATACAGATAATTATTGATCCACTTAAATTCTTCGTGTTCTGAGATTTGATGGTGGCCTGTTTTATCTCCAGTTATATTTAAACATGTGTCTAAAAAATAACCAAACTCTTGAGTGTATTTATAGAAGAATTTTGTAAGTTTATTTTTTTGTTCTTCAGTGCCATCAATCCAATCATAATATATGGGAACGCCAAAACAAGATTCAATTGTCATCGGGAAGATCTTGTGGATTTTCTAAATCTAATTCATAAACCAAAGGCATAGCAAGTTCCTCAGTAAGGTATGAGGAAGATTTATATAATTGTTCATCCGTAATTATTTTATTTTTATTTGCTTCCATGACTACTTCTGGATCATCCATAGCAACTGATGGTACTTCATCAAATGTGAATGGAACATAATTCAGAAAATACATTTTTACAATCATGGTATGATCTCCAGTTTCATACCAAACATATGATTGTTGAACTCTCAGTTTATTCATATGTTTTTTTGCACACATTGATATTTAACATGTACGGTTTAAGCGGGTGATCGGGATCGAACCGATGGCATCTAACTTGGAAAGATAGCGTTCTACCGCTGAACTACACCCGCATTGGTCCCGTAAATGCAATGTTACCAGCGATCATAAATCTATTATCTACTGGGCAGGGATCCACCTGATGAGACATATGACCTGCAAATACAACTAACCTACCTTCAGTAACCTGAATTTCGTTGCCTTCTAATACTAAAGGGGAACTTCCTTCTGGGCAATTAATATAGTATGCAAAGGACATTGCATAAGGGTAATGGTTATGATAAGTTGCATATGAACCTTCATTATACCACATTCCCCAATAGTCTGCAACTTTAAAGTTTTTAAATTGTGGAGGGCTATCGTGATAAGCAGTACCAGTTCCTTGAGCAATGAGATCAGCACAGTTTACACTTTCCGAATCTATCCAATCAATTAAAATTGATAATTCTTTACAACCAACTGGAGTAATTGTAGATACAAATGGGGTTCTACGTGCTTCACCATTAACAATAATTTCGACAGAATACTCTTTAATCCATTCCATAAGTCCTGGATTAATTTCTTCCCAATTTGGACACTCTAAAATTACAGGTTCAAACAACCTGTACTTTGAACTTGTAGTTGAATAGTTTCTATACTTCATATGTCGATGAAAGGACTTGAACCTTCAAGAGTTGCCTCACTAGAACCTAAACCTAGCGCGTATACCAATTCCGCCACATCGACGAACGACTCAGGTTGGACTCGAACCAACGACCGACTGCTTAGAAGGCAGTTGCTCTATCCATCTGAGCTACTGAGTCAAAAGGTAGTTCCTATCGCCGCTAACCTTGAACTACCAAGGAGGTTACCGCAGTGGTACTAACCACTTTTATAATATAACGGATAAACTGATTGATGTCAACCTCGTATGCCAGACATCCAATCACCAGAACCTTCTTGGAAAGTTTCAGATCCTCCAGGAGGATTGATCTGAATAGTAAGTTTACCCTTGTGCGTAGAAAAGTTATACATCACTTCATGGATATTGTCTGGCTCTTTATTTTCTTCTTTGCGATTTGATTCTTCTCTTCTTGATGCTTCCTCAAGCATTTCTTCATGAGTCATTTGCTTTTCACTTTTAATTGGAGAAGGACCAAACCAAGGATCATCAGGTAGGATTATAGGTGCTGGAATTCCAGTGTATTTAAAACTAACATCGATATTAGTTTTCCCATCAGACTTTACTTTACGATTTGATTTGACTAATAGTTTTTCAAACATGAGAATTTAAAATTCTAGAGTGCTGTAACAGTTTATAGTAGATAGGGGTTATTGATTTGGGGTTCTACGAGTATTCTTAGCACTCTGATCTATTTATTCCAACTTCAACATCTTTGAGTACTCATATGCATAAACCTCTCGGTTACCTTTGATTCCCCAACCCAACCAGTAGTAAGCAGGTTTCATATAATAAGATACAGTCTGTCCACCGCCTTCAAATTGTGGAAGGACACGTTGAAAGATAGGTTCGTTAATCATATAACGTATCTGACCATCCAATGAGGACGGATTACAATCATACTTAGCACAGAAGTTTCCAAGACCCTTGTAACGACCAATAGAAGTCCATTGGATCAAACCATATCCACCACTCTTACACTCGGTGTAGGAGACGCGAGCACCACCCTCGCAAATGTTAGGGATGAACTTACTCTCCTGCTTGATGTTACCCATGATCGTAGAAAGAGCATTGCGATCAGTGATCTTTGTTTTTTCTTGAATCAAGAGGAGAACATACTGTTCCTCTGGAGTACAGTCTTCACATTTCCACTGTAGTTCTTCAACTTCTTCATATTGAAGTTGAGGTGGTCTTACAGGAGATGCATCAATCTGAACTGGGGTAAGAACCGAGCACAGGAGAAGTGAGGCAATAGTAGAAATTTTCATTTAATTATGAAACGTTAGAAACATTAATGAATGTTTCTTTGTATTCTTCATAGAGTGAGATAGCATCCTCAAGACGCTCATCATCAACCAATTCATGTATACGATCCACGATATAATCGCGAACGGTCTCCTTAGATTGGTTTTCCATCGAAGTAATCCTTCCTGAAATAACGACTGAGAACGTTCCTATTGTAATACGCAGGTTGTCCGTTGTCAAGCTGTTCAGTCAAGACGTTGTTCACAAAAAGTTGACGAGTCTCCTCGTAATTTACAAAGCCCTTTGTGGGGTGAACGGAAAGTATCTCTCGTCTGAAGGAACTATTTCCAATTCTACGGCGTTCTTCAGCAAGTTCGTCAGAACTTCCGTAGTATCTTTTCCAGTCGCTCTCACTTTTAACTCTCCTAGATTTACCTCTAGGCTTTCTATGTTGCCAAAAATATTTTCTGCCGATGTATTGTCTTCCGTCTTCGAGATTTGAGATCCTGTATACAAAACCATAGTTGTCGCCAATGTCATCAGACTCAAAGCACTTACCATCGTACATCCAAGGGTTAGGATAGGAGCATGTGCTAGGAGAAGTTTCCCCTTCTCCCTCAGTCTTTCTCTCAGGTTTGCCATTCAATTGAATTAATAAAACTCTAAGTTATATAGTCAGTTATGGCACAAACTTATTGGGTTGATATCCCTTAGAATTAAATGGTTTGCCAAGTTTGTCTGGAACATATTTTGAAGATCCATCACCTTTTGGTGCATACTTTCCACCATTACCAAACAGTTTGTCATATCTCTTGGCACTGACTGTATTTCCAGTTCCACCTGAACCCAATGGATCTCCAACAACCTTAGTTCTCTGGTAGTTAGTTCCACCTGTTCTGTTTGTTTTTACTGCTTTAAAATCAGTCATCTGATTGGCACCAGATGCTTGTCTAGTATTAAATCTTCCACCAGTTCCAGTGGGAACTGCATATCTATATTTGGTGTTGTATTTGTTCTTTGCCCCAAACGGAAGGCCACGTTTATCTAATCTAGGTTCTTTAGATCTTTCAGGTCTCTCTGGACTATCTGGTCTATCGGGTTTCTCTAGCCTATCTGGCCTCTTTGGTCTTTCAGGTCTTTCAGGTCTTTCTGGTTTTGGTTTCCGTTTAACCCTCTCTTCGGGTTTTTGTTTTGGATTGTTTCCTCCGCCTGGTTGAGGATTAGGTTCACTTCTCATCTGAAGACTGCCACCAACACTTACAGATCTCTGAGTTGTAGGAGCACTGGATGTACTAGCAGAAGTACCTGGACTTTGAATAGCTTGTGTGATACCACTTCCAATCTTATCACCCTGCCCACTAACTTTATTTTGATCGTATCTAATTCCGGCTTTGTATTGTTTTGTGTTATTACCGCCGCTAACACCTCCACCTACACTAAAACCACGTCCAGGTCTAATAGAAGCTCCAAAGGATGCACCACTAACTTCTGTAATAAATTCTCTATATGTTTTCATAGAATCATCAGAAGCTTCTTATATATTTATTCCTTTGAACCTTGGCAGAGTTAGTTTACCCGTGATTGAATACCTTGTCAATCTTTATTTGATACCCACTTTTTCTTTTCTTTATCCCACTTCTTAACTTCCCCTGGACGTAGCTTTTCTTTCGCATCTTTTGATTGGGAAACAAACTCTTTCCAGTTCTTCCCATGTTTCATACGCATCGTCTTAGCGTAATTCACTTTCTCATTATCCTTAATGCTTTTCATAGCCTTTGGATCAGAAAGAATACTACTTCTGAGTCCTTCATCAACCTTTTTTCTTTCAGGCAAACCTTTATGTTTAGTAGATGCAAAGTCCTTTACATCTTTCTTTTTCATTGATGCAGCGGCTTTACCTACATCTCCTCCGATGTTTGCTTCTCCCTTTTGGACTGCGCGAACCATTCCAAAGAACTTTTGTTGAGCCTTAGATACTGATTCTTCGGAGACGCTTCCACCATCAGAACCCCCATTAGGTTCCCCATTCCCAGTTCCATTGCCATTCTTGTTATTTCCATCCTTACCCTCTTCGTCTTTTTCAATTACTCCACCACGTCCCACATGCCACCCTAGAGGAATTTTTTTGCATTTCTCGTCAGTGTAACACCAGTAATGTCCCTGTTTACATTTAGCCATCAATCAAACCTTGAAGAATAAATGCCTTTGTTCTTTTCTTTTTCTTTCTTAGTGTAACCTTTGGCAACAATACGAGAAGTATCTTTACTTACGCGACGGTTATGTGTCTGGAGATCAGTTTCTTTTTCTCCCTTAGTCTTTTTCTCTTGACGAGAACCAGGGAAGTCTTTGGCGTGTGCTTTACCTTCTACTGATTTTTTAATGTCAAGTTTTTTTCCAGTTTTCTTCTCATGTGTATCAAGAACGCTCTGGCGTTTCTTCACTGCTTCCAAAGATTCTTTTGCTTTATCTTCGGTCTTTTCTTTACCTTCCTTACGTGGACCACGACGAGCTTCTTCAAGTCTCTGACGTACATCCTCTCTCATCCAGCGAGGAACGGTATCATCTTTGACCTTCTTCATATCATCTACAGCTTTTTCATTATTCTTTCTTCTTTTTTTCATATCTTTTTCTAGATATGAGTCACCCTTTTTCTTTTTATCTTCCAGAATTGCTTGTGTAATAGTTTCTGCAGAGTTCCAAAGATTATTTTCCTTAATATAAGTATCAATTATCTCTTCGGTAGTCCATTTGGTTACATCGTATCCTTCCTCTTGCAAATTTTTAATCCAAGAAGTATAATTATCCAAGTGATACTCACACAATTCAGATTTAAACTGCTCGTATGCTTCTCTATGTTTGCTGACTTTATTTGTCATGGTATAAAAAAGGAAAACATGGTCGTATACTCATATTTATTAGAACAATAAATAGAAGAAATAGACCTTATCATAAGAAATAAATGGCTAGACAGGGAATATTCACTGGATTTACGCCGAATGATGGTCTGGGAGATTCCCTCGCATCTGGTGCAGTAAAAGTAAATGCCAATTTTCAGGAGATTTATAATACCTTTGGAGATGGAACAGAGTTATCTGCCAACGCAGGTTCTGCAGGAACTTGGACCAAGGCAAGTACATACGGTATTACTACCAGTAAGTATGTTGGTATTGGCACGACTCTTCCAACTAGTCAACTGCATGTAGAAGGCAATACATTACTTTCGGGTATTACGACAGGAACATTCATTGGGGATGGATCTGGACTAACTGGTGTTACTGCTATTGGACAGGGCATTGTCATCAAAAACAGTGGATCTGTTCTTGGTGTAGCACAAACCGTAAATTTCAATGACCGACTTAATGTAAGTAGTGTCTTTGGTGGTAACGTAACCATAGACGCAGTAGACTATGTATCCTATGCAACTGTATCTGGCATTGCATCATATACTCCTATTGCAGGATTCGCATCTCTAACAAATTATTCTCCACTATCAGGAATCTCTTCGTATACACCCGTCGCTGGTGTAGCAACCTTCGCAACCTCTGCAGGAATCGTTACATATTCTTCTGCAGCAGGTGTTGCAACTAATGCAGGTGTCTCTGAGTACGCAAAGGTCGCTGGCATCTCCTCATATACACCCGTTGCAGGTCTCTCTACCATTGCGGGGTATGCACAGACTGCAGGTATCGCAACAGTCTCTCAGAACCTCTCTGGCACCCCTTCTATCCTGGTTGATAACATCAACTCAGGTGCAGGTATTGTAACCTTCCCAGGTCAAGGCAGTAAGATGCGCTTTGACTTTGACTCTACCACTGACATGCCTAGTGCAGTGTCTTGGAGAGGAATGTTTGCCTATGCGAACAACTCAAAGCAAGCATACGTTTCTTATGGTACTACTAACGGTGGATATAATGGTTGGAGAAGACTTCTTGTAGAAGATATCCATGGCAACTATGAGACCACTGGTATCCTAACAGCTTCTACATTCTCTGGAGATGCTTCTGGGCTATACAATGTCCCAGCTTCCAGTTCTATTTGGAAATCTGGTCCTACTGGCATTACTACAAATAGCAACGTTGGTATTGGAACCACCAATGCAGAGGAAGCTCTTTCTGTTCTAGGTAACTTTAGACTTAAAGGAAGAATCGTAGGTACTGCAACAACTAACATCCTACCATTCCTCTTTGCAGAGTATAGAACTCTACCAAGTCCTACTGAGTACCATGGTGCATTTGTTCATACCCATGATACTGGAAAGGCATATTATGCTCATGCGGGAAGATGGACTGAACTTCTTAATAGAAACATAGATGGAACCATCGGCGTCGGGACAGATCATTTCACCGCTGGTATCATCACTGCAAATACATTCTACGGTGATGGATCCAACCTAACAGGTGTTACAGCATCAGGATCTGGTGTTGTTATTCAAGAAGAAGGAGGCACTGTTGGAACTGCTGCAACCATTAACTTCGTTGGTGCTGGTGTTACTGCAACCTATTCAAATGGAATTGCAACCATTGAAATTACCGACGTAGTTGGTAGTGGATCGACTGGTGGAGCAACCACACTGAATGATCTGACTGATGTTGTGTCCTCTGGAGCACAGATCAATGATATCCTGAAGTACAATGGATCTATCTGGACAACTGCTACTGGAATCAGCACACAAAACGCAGATAACGTTAGACTAGGATTTGGTGCTGCGAGTGATCTCCAGATCTGGCATGATGGAGCTCAAAGTTATATCAATGAAAATGGAAGTGGGTCTCTATTCATAGATTCTAGTGCATTGTATCTACAGAATAGTGGATCAACCAAACTACAAGTAACTCAATATGGTATCAATGTAACAGGTGTTGTAACTGCAACTTCATTCGTTGGTGATGGCTCTGGGTTAACTAACCTTCCAGGGGGAGGTAGTTATGGCAACTCTGATGTTGATACCCATCTCAATACTGGAATTGCTTCCAGTAGTGATGTTCTAAGTTGGAATGGTTCTGATTATGCTTGGGTAGCAATCAGCACCAGTTCATATCAAAATTCAAATGTAGATACACACCTCAATGTTAGTGGTGCTTCTTCAGGTGAAATTCTCAGTTGGAATGGTTCTGATTATGCTTGGGTAGCAGATCAGACTGGCGGAGGCGGAGGAGGTACTGGGTACTTTGAAAAGACTGATGCTGGAATTAATACTAATACCAGTATTGGCATTGGAACAACTAATCCCATAGGTAACCAATCACTTCAAATAAGAAACACCGTATTTGAAAGTCATGGTGTTGCATCATCTTCTTTCACTGCATCTGCTGGAACACCTCAAGAAATTGATGTGTATACTGAAGACTTCGTAACCGCAGAATATACAATATCCATTATCAATGGAAATAATTACCAGGCACAAAAAGCATTAGTGATGCATACTGGTGCGGGCACAACCGCATATGTATCACAGTATGGTCAAATGTATGAACCGAATAAAATTGCCGATGTATCGGTAACACTATCTGCTGGTCAAGTTCAAGTAAGATTAGTTCCAGTCACTGGAATATCTGGGCTAACTACTTATAGATTCACAACACAAAGAATGCTTTGATTCGGGAGGTATAAGAAATGTTTTCTACTGATACTAATATCGACGAATGGTACGAACAGAGGAGAGTAAATTTTGAATCTCTCAAAGAAACTCTACCAAAAAAGCCAACAGAAAAAGAATCAAAAAAAGAATACTGTATTCTCTGTCATACAAAAAAGGACTGGGAGCATGTTCACGAAATCCTAATGCAGGATGGAACTCTTGAAGATAATATTCCATCCAGGACTGTAGAGTGTCCGAGTGCATGTAATCATAGTGAACTCAGAGGAATCTATCTATTAGACGATGATGAAGTTGAACAGTTGAAAAATCATCCTGGCGTTGCAAATGTAAATATCAATGCTTCTGCATATCCAGGCACCTATATGGATAACCCTGACAATTTAGTCGAGAGTTTGACAAAAGAAAATAGATATGCATCTAATGTTTGGTGTCAAGGATATTCATATGTCAATAGTTATACTAGTAGCACTCCTGGCATAGACCTCAAAAATAGAGGATCTATGCAATTACTCAGACATGTCCAAAAGAAAAGTCCTTGGGTGTCTGGTCAATGGGAAACGGGAGCAGGAGTAGCCGGTACTACAGGAGCTTCGATACAAATTGGTAGTCAAATACCACAATATGGAACGGGGAAAGACGTTGATGTTATTGTATGCGACCAAGATATGTGGTTCGGTCACATCGAATTTCAGAATACTTTAGGTATCAGTACACTTACCACAGCAGATACTCCACAAAATTATGTTGGCGGTAACAAATTATCTAACAGTGGGATCTCTACAACAGTAGGTACATGCGATCTTTTAGATTTAGTTTTAGATGCTCCATACTATTTGGACCCAGAATTCTTTAATGCAGATCCTGGTAATAGACTTACTACTCGTTGGGATGGAACAACTGTCCCCACAGATTCAGCTGGTCTCAACTGGTGGAGAAACAACAGTACAACTTATAGATCTCCAAAATTTGTATCTGCAGGCATTGGAACTGGAGAAGCAGTTGCAGGTACAGTAGAAGATTTTGGTGCTATTCTTGCAAACTCATCTTATACGAGATCTAGATCTAACGGTAGTAATACTGCATATCAAAATAATAGTGGTTTCCATGGAACTCCATGTGCTTCACAAACATATGGTAGACAATATGGATGGGCTTATAATTCTAACAAGTGGTTCCTAAATCTATATGGTACTTATGGTGTATTGTGGGAAGTTGGGTTTGATATGCAGAAAGTATTCCATCAGATTAAACCAATAAATTCATCTAAAGGTGATAAGGATCCAACTATTTCCAGTAATAGTTGGAGTAATAGAGTAGGTTCATGGAGTAGTGGATACATTAACCACAGAGATGCTGCAGGAACTGGCCAGGCACCATTAGACGGATCAAACGCAGTATCTTATGGTAGTCAAGTAGGACCTCTCATTGGTAATAGTGGGACGTTAGCAATCGAATATGAGTTTGATAACTCAATTATTCAATCAGGTGTTGAACTTGTAGAATCTGGAGTTATTTTCTGTTATGCCGCTGGCAATAGAGACCAAAAAGTGGTAAGAGGTGATCATCCAGACTACAATAATTACTATACTTTATCTGATAATCAAACTCCTGCAGAAGGAAGACGATCGGGATACAGTAGTATGCCTGGAATTTATTTCCAACCGTTCTATAATCGGATTGGATATCCAGGACAAATTGGCAAACGACATGATACGAAGGGAGTAGCTTTCTATAAAGGAATTGGAGTTGGTGCTTTAGACGAATACGGCACAACGAGCAGTTCTGCTGGAGAAGTTGGGGTGGGAACCTTCTATAGACAATGCAAAACCTCATATAGTAATATGGGAAATGGAGTTGATATTTTTGCACTATGCGATATGAGTTTTGCTGCATGTGAGGATAACAGTAGTGGGTATAAAAGATATGATAGATACTACGATCTTGATGGAGTCACATCTGTAGAGTCTGAAGATAGGTTATTCAACGGAACAAGTTCTGCAACTCCTATTGCTGTTGGTCTTATGGCAACTAAACTTGAATATAATAGAGGTTGGAACTGGGCCGATATGAAACATTGGTTCAAGACAGCTTTGGGTGGACCCCTGTTGGGAAGCACAGACTCTGCAGGAACATCTACAGTGTATGCTGGTATTGAAGGTGATGGTGACTACACTACTTCCTTATGGACTGATTCTTATACCCTTCAAGGTAGTGATGCACCTGTTATTTGGGATGCGCCAACAGGTGCAGAACCAAATTTAACTAAATTAATTGATGGTGGAGCTCAACCCCTCACATTCTCTGGCGACATCACCATTAAAATTGTAGAATAAATAGTTAGAAAAGTTAGTACCCATGACAGAAAAACCTTTTGGTGTAAAACAACTCAATATTATTGGTGCTACTGGTACTCCTACGATTGAGAGTGCAGGAGACTTAAATATTGGCGGCAATCAAGTTGCAATCACAACCAATACTACTGTGTCAGGTGTTGTTACTGCAACTGCATTTGTAGGTAACGGTGCTGGATTAACTAACCTTCCAGGGGGAGGTAGTTATGGCAACTCGGATGTTGATACACATTTAAATCAATCAAATCCAACTTCTGGATATGTTCTTAGTTGGAATGGTAGTGACTATGCTTGGGTAGCAGATCAGAGTGGCAGTGTACCAGCAAACCTTACTGCAACAACCTTAGATGTAAGTGGTATTTGTACTGCTGGTAGTTTTGTTACGGATCTAATCTCTGGTGATGGAACCAGTAGAGGATTTGCAACTAGATACTATGTCACTTCCAGTGGTTCTAGTGACTATCGTTTTGCTGGTCCTGGTCAAAGAAATACTGTAGGAAATCCAACTATCTATTTGATGAGGGGTTTCACTTATATCTTCGAGAATTCTACAGGAAACTCACATCCATTCCGTATTCAATACCAAAGTACAACTACTGGTGTAGGAACCTATGTCAGTGGGGCACAGAATGGAACTCAAGTATTCACAATCCCACATGATGCACCAGCTGCATACGAATATCAATGTACCGCTCACGGTGGTATGAAAGGAACTTTTATCATCCCTAGTTAATATGTCACCACTATCATTTGGAATCGGCAAGTCCCGAGGAACGGTATTTGATCCAGCAATTTTCTACTGCAATTTTCTAGTATTCAACTGGAATTGGTCAGACGGAAAAGACTTTGATATCATAGCACAGTTTATTGAACCAAACTTTAGTGGGCAGGTAGGCGCAAGAAAAGGAACTAAGATAACAAATCTTGATCAAACAGTTACATATATGGAATGGGGAGGAGATAATGTTTTAGATACAGATAACGGATACGAATCTATTATTATTGATGTCCCTGCTATTCTTTCAGCTCCTGGTAATAATTCCCCAAAAATTATTTTGGATTTGAGAGGAACTTGGTATGACCAAGTTGGACTAAATCCAATTATTATTAGTGCTGATGGATTTCAAGGTGGAACACCATTCAAAGAAGGTGAAACTGGAAATATTCCTGGTTTTGGTTTCTACAATCCAACAGCTGTTCAAACTTTCGAGAACTATAAACAATCTTTCGGTACACAAATCATCACAACAAACCGTGAAAATGATGGCCAACGGATCACGAGAGTAGAAATTGATACATCCACATTCAACATGCGATATTTTTAATATAAATACGGCTACATCATATATGCATAACAATGATTAAAACAGCACTGTTTTTTAGTATGTTATTGATGACCGCATCAGCAGCAAATGCAGGTGCTCTTAACCATAAATTATCTTCTAGTATTCAGTTGACCGTTGATGCTGCACAAACCAATGTCACAAGACTTGGTAGTACATTTTCAATCTCAGGCAGCGGTGTAGATACTACTGACGGAACCACAGTCAACACAATTTCTACTGGTGCAATTACTTCTGGTGTTTATTCTCCAGGTACTATTGCTGCCACTCAAGACACTCCAGGAAACGCTTTTAGTTTCTCTCAGTCCTATACACAGGCTGATGCAATTCCAACAGCAGCAGTCACTGTTGGTGATGTAGCAAACTTCGGCAACATTACATCTACAACTGCAGGAGTTGCTGGTTCTCTTGCTGGTACTCTAACGCCTACTGGTGCGATTACTTTGACCGCTGGTGGAGCTGGTACAAATGCTACGGGACAATTTGTCTCTGAACTCACGATTCTACACTAAATATATGGAGGTCAAAGATCATGACTTCTGGAAAGACGATCATATCTATTGTGATGTCTGCAGCGGCAGTAAGTCTTATTCCTGCCGCTGCTCTAGCGGTCCCCGTGGTCCCAAACTTCAGTCAAGGCTCCATGACGAGCCACACGGAGACAAC